AATGAACCCAAAACAACTAATGCCAGTACTGGTATAGACGGTGGCACAGGTGGTGTACTAAAGCCAACTATTCCGGGTAAAAAGTATCGTATTGTAGACGAACCATTGGTAATTAGAGATTTTGTCAATGCATTAAACATTCAACAAGGACAGAAAGTTGGTAATCCAGGGTATGGGTCTACTATTTGGAGTTATATTTTTGAGCCAAATGATGCTGATACTAGATTAAAAATTGAAAATGAGATACGTAGAATTGGTAGTAATGATCCTAGATTAATTATCAATACAGTAAAGAGTTATACACAAGACAATGGTATATTACTTGAAGTAGAATTAGCTATAGCACCTTTTAACAACGCTGAAATATTGAGTGTTTTCTTCAATAATTTAACTAACACAGCTACAGTACAATAACAAAAACCGTTGTTTTCATTTAAGATAAATACTTAAAAGAGAATAACTATGGCAACATCATCCCGACAATCAGCAATATTTGGTGTTCAGAATTGGCAACAAATATATCAAACCTTTCGTGAAGCCGATTTTAAAAGCTACGATTATGAAACCCTACGTAAGAGTTTCATAGATTATTTGCGTACTTATTATCCTGAAACTTTCAACGATTACATTGAATCTAGCGAATTTATTGCTTTGTTGGACGTTATGGCGTTTATGGGACAGGGTTTAGCTTTCCGTAACGACTTAAACACACGTGAGAACTTTATTGATACTGCTGAACGTAGAGACAGTGTTATCAAATTAGCTAACTTAGTAAGTTATAATCCTAAGCGCAATATTGCAGGTCAGGGCTATCTTAAAGTAACAAACATCAGTACCACTGAGAACATTACAGATGTTAATGGGATTAATTTAAGTAATCAAACTATTCTTTGGAATGATCCTGCAAATGCTGGATGGTTGGAACAGTTTAATACCATTATCAATAGTGCGTTAATTAATAGTCAGCGTGTTGGACGTCCTGGTAATTCAGCAGAACTACTAGGAGTAAAGACAGATGAATACTCACTAAATATTCCTCCTGCTAATTTACCTATTGTACCATTTAGCAGTACAGTAGATACAATCAATATGAATTTTGAATTAGTCAGTGCTACTAGTTTAGACCAAGATTATGTTTATGAAATTCCACCTGCACCAAGTGGCAAGATGAACATGATGTATCGTAATGACAAATTGGGTTATGGTAGTCCAAATACAGGTTTCTTCTTTTATTTTAAACAAGGAACATTGCAGAGTTATGATTTTAATTTAGCTCAACAGATTAGTAATCAAGTAGTTGATATTGATATTCAAGGTATCAATAATGAAGATACTTGGTTATATCAATTAAATTCTAGCAATGGTGGTAGAACTCTTTGGAGATTAGTAGATAGCGTATATGCTAATGCGTCACTACAAACTGAAAATAGTTATAAAAAGGTGTTTTCAGTTGTATCAAGATTCAACGACCAAGTTAGTTATACTTTCGGTGATGGAGTATTTTCCGAAGCACCAGTGGGAACATTTAGAGCATATGTACGTGGCGGTAATGCATTGACATACACTATTGATCCAACTGAAATGCAAGGGATACAAGTAACAATACAGTATATTAGCAGAGCAGGACGAACAGAAGCACTCACTATAGGATTATCATTACAAACACCAGCTTCAACAGCGCAAGCCAGAGAATCATTAGCAAACATTAAACTACGTGCTCCTGCTCGATATTATACACAGAACAGAATGGTTAATGGTGAAGATTATACAAATTTCCCATATACATTATACAGTTCAATTATTAAAAGTGCAGCCATTAATCGTAGTTCAGTCGGCGTGTCTAAGAATTTAGACCTACTTGATCCTACAGGAAAATACTCCAGCACGAATTCATTTGCAAGTGACGGTGGTTTATATCAAAACAATGATGATGGATATTTGTTATTAACGATTACAAACACCGGCGATATTATTAAATTTTTAACTGATTCGTTGGCACTTGCTTTAGCCGATAATCGTGCAAAGCAATATTATCTACAGAACTATCCACGCTATAATATTAATGTTGCATCAGGAGATGGTACGGTATATTGGAATACAAGCACAGTGGATGCAAATAGCAATACAGGTTATTTTTATAATATAGACGGGTCAGCTAACACGCCAATAGCGACAGGCACATATAATACACATAACATGAAATATGTTACCAAAGGTTCATTGATTAAAGTTACTGCCCCTTCAGGTGCTTATTTTGATGCAACTAATAGACTAGTATATGGTATTGCAAGTACAAGTGATACAACATTCTATTGGACAACTGTATTAAGTGTAATAGGTGACGGTTATAATAATGGAACTGGTAACTTTAGTAATGGATCAGGCCCGGTAACATTAAATGGATTTATACCTACTGGAGCTATTATCACTCAAGTTATTCCTGCATTTGGAAACACACTTCCTACAGCAGTAATAAACGAATGTGTTATTAGAATGGAATTAAATCAAAGTTTCAGTTTGAAATTTAATAATGCTTTATTAATTACACAAGATCGCTGGTCTATTGATGCATATAATGCATCTGGGTGGTTTGTTAATTTTAATAGCGTTGGTAGTAATAGATATCAGATATCATACAGATCATTGCGTTATTATTTTGGCAGTGTAACTGATACTAGATTTTGGTTTGAAACAGGCAAGTTAGTATATGATCCTTTTACTGGAAAGATATTAGCAGATTATATTAAAATGTTACCATCGAATACTCAACCAAACAGTAACTATCCATTAGCAAGACCTGTACAGGTTAATGTAATTGGTCAAACTGTTGAGAGTGATGGTTATGTTAACGATTTTGAAGTTGAAGTAGCAAGTATAGATGTAAACAATAAAGAAATTGTAACTGATCCTGATTTTTTTGAAACTGTCACAGGTTATGTAACTGGTGGAATTAATACAGGTATCTATACATTTTTTGAATTGATAGAAGATGCTGTTAATTTATCTCGTTATCAATTAATATACACAAGTGATGTAGTATATCAATACCCTACACTATCTAATATTGAAGTTGTTAAGTATGAATATCCATTAGGACAAATATTTTATGCCTATAGTGAAAATATATTTTACACAACAGTACAAGATACTTCAATAACTACACCATATTATATAGTAGTTACTCAATCACAATATTTAATGAAGCCCGGTAGACAAGAGTTGGCATATCAATATAGACATAATAGTAATAATACTACCCGTATTGATCCTACTACAACAAATATTATTGATTTATATTTGGTAACTCAAGCATACTATACCGAATACACTAATTGGATTCAAGATACTACTGGTACTATCGCAAAACCAAATGCACCAACTATCAGTGAATTACAACAAGCGTATGGCAATTTAGATGAATACAAAATGTTAACTGATAGTGTAGTACCTAATAGTGTTCGTTTTCTTCCACTGTTTGGAACAAAGGCACCGACACAATTACAAGGAACTGTTAAGGTAATCAAATCTCAATCAACTAATGCAAGTGATAGCGAAATACGTAGTGCAGTGTTATCTGCAATGAATAGTTATTTCAATATTAATAATTGGGGATTTGGAGATACATTCTATTTCTCAGAACTAAGTGCATATTTACATGCACAGTTGGGAGATTTAGTAAGTTCAGTTGTTCTTGTACCTAATGATCCTACAATGAGTTTTGGTGATTTATATGAAATTAAATCAGCACCGTTTGAGATTTTTGTAAATGGTGCAACTGCAAATGATGTATTAGTAATTGCTGCCCTTACACCAGTGCAATTACAAATAAGATAAGTACTATATAATAACAGAGAGTTATAATGGCAGCACGAATTAGAACACTAAGCTTTTTACCAGAAATATTTCAAACACCTACCAATGCACAATTTTTAAGTGCAACATTGGATCAAATTGTTGACCAGCCAAATACGATGCAAATCGAAGGCTACGTTGGTAGTAGATTTGGTTATGGAATTAATGCTAAAGACAATTATGTAGTTGAACCTACTAAAACAAGAACAGATTATCAATTAGATCCGGGTATTGTGTTTACAAAAACAAACACTAGTACTGCTAAGGATTTCATTAGTTATCCTGGTATAATTGACGCATTAAGATTAGAAGGTGGTATTACAAATAACAATGATAGATTGTTTAATAGTGAATTCTATTCATGGGATAGTTTTACTAACCTAGATAAAATTATTAATTTTAATCAATATTATTGGTTGCCAACTGGAGCTCCAGTTGTTAATATTTCAACTGACATTGTTTATACTGCCGCTGATTACACTGTTGAAAGTTTACCTAATGGATATAATATTTCTAGTGATGTTAACCCATCCGGCACAACAAATCCAACACTGACATTAATTCGTGGTGGTACATATACATTTAATGTAAACCAAACATCAGCATTTTGGATTCAAGGTAAACCCGGTGTAACTGGGTACGATCCACAACAACCTAACATACAAACACGTGACGTATTGGGTGTAGAAAATAACGGTATCACAGTAGGGGTTGTAACATTTACGGTTCCGTATAAAAATGCACAAGACGATTATAATTTCCCTGGCAATAATCAAGTAGATGTAGTATCTACAACTCCATTCGATCAAATCAATGGTCAACTATTAAGCACAGTTAAAAACATAGATGGTGTAACAAACTTAGAAGGTTTAACTGTAATGTTCTACAACACAGGTGTTGTTAATGAACAAAGTTATATTTCTAAATTTTATGATACTACACTATATGATGAAGATGGTGGCGCACCCTATACTCCTCCTGGATCAAACGTAAACTTTAATAATTATGAAGGTGGGTATTATTCAGATGTATCAGCCACGTTCTACACAATAGTATATGATAGTTCAGGATCCGATACTGTAATAAGATTAGTATCTTCCGGAAGCATCCCTACTAATCAAAAAATTACAGCAAATTACGGAACACAATGGAGAGCAAGAGATTTCTATCGTAATAACTATGGTTCTATTAACCTTATTCCTTACTTAAGCGCAGTGTTAGATACGTTGTATTATCAAGATGGCACTAGCTCAAACAAAGTAGGTATTATTAGATTGATCGAAAGTAACACAACAAATCAATTAGATATTAATACTATATTAGGTAAAGAGCAATATACTAGTCCAAATGGTGTAGTTTTTACAAATGGTCTTAAAGTAAGTTTTTCCGGTGATATTTTTCCTACAAGTTATAAGCAAGGTGAGTATTATGTAGAAGGTGTGGGAACATCTATTGAGTTACTAAACACTTCCACACTTATTGCTCCGGAACCCTTCACTACGGGCACCTACACACCTTATGATTCATTGCCATACGATATAGGCAATTTTGATAGTACACTGTATATTCCGTTATATCAAGATTATATTACTATATCAAGAAATAGTATTGATAAGAATGCATGGAGTCGCAGTAATAGATGGTTTCATGTAGACGTAATTAATGCAACCGCAACATATAATAATAACCCTAGCATTGCAACACTTTATGCTACACAGGATAATAAAGCTAAACGTCCTATTATTGAATTCTATCCTAATTTAAGATTATTTGATAACGGTGTTATAGGTAAACCACCTATCGATTTCTTTGATGATAGGACAACTGACGCCTTCAGTTATGTAGCTGGTCAAGAAAACTATTGGCCAGATGTTGAAGTATACACAGCATATACTGCTCAAATTGCAAGTGCTACTGGAACATCTACTACTATTACAATAAATTCAGATGATATTATCGGCGCTTTTCAAATTGGTCAATACATAAGTGATACTACTAATGTACTTCCTAGAAATTCACAAATTACTAATATTA